GGTCGGAGGCGCGCTGTTGAATGTCGGCCTGACGATCATAGGTATCGCGCTGCTTGTCGATCAGGGTTTCATTCAGGTTCGTGGGAACATCGTTGAGCCGTGCTTGAATGCCCGCGATCTTCTCAATCGCGGCGCGCTCAATATCGGCGCGTTGATCCGCATTTTGCTTGGCGCGGTCGGTGCGCTCGGCCAGATACGAGCTATCGAGGTCTGCGAGGCGTTGCGCGGTCGCCTGCTGCTGATCGGCAACGCTCTGTTCCAGGCTGGTGCGGCGTTCGGCACTCTGTTGCGCGTAGGTGGTTTGGGCATCAGCGAGGCGTTGGGCGGCCTCTTGGCCCTTCTCGGCCACTTGCTGGAGCTTGGCTTGCAGTTTGTCGGTTTCTTCAGCGGTGAGTGCCGTCGCCTTGGCGTGCTGCTCTTCCGCCTTGCTGATGCGATCGACGGCATCCGCGTAATCCTTGGCAGGTGCAATGGCATCGGTGGTTGCGGCTTTTTGATTCTCGCTCAACTTGCCCAGCGCGAGGTTCAGCGCTTGCACGGCGGGTAACGATTGCAGATAGGGGTTATTGGCGGTGGCCTGCTGAAATGAGGCGGCAAGGTTGCCGAAATCAGCATTGATCAGCCGATCTAGCCCGCGTGCGGCGGGTTCTAACGCCTCACTCAGGAATGCACCAACTTTGACTTTGGCGTTATCGAGCGATGCCCCCAGCCGATCATAGGTGGCCGCGCTGGTTTCGGTGCTATTCGTCAGCACATCTTGACTAATCCCAAGGTTGTTTAACTCGGCATTCAGCGCCGCGATCTTGGTCGTCGCATCGGCTCCGCTACTGGCAATCGCCTTGAGGCTTGGCGAGAGTTCAAAGCGCTCAATCAGACTCTTGGCAGCAGCAGCGTTATCGCCTGATAAGAATTCTTTCAGGGCAAAGTTCGCGCCTTCGATGCCTTGGGCCGGATCGACCACCGCCAACCGCCGCGCAATGTTATCGAGGTTGGTGAGTTCAACGCCCGTGCGATTACTGAGGTTGACCAGCGCGCCGAGGCCCTTGAGGCTCTCTTCCAGGCTGCCGCCATACTTGCGCTGCCCATCTTCGGCAATCGCTAAGACTTCGTTATAGCGTTCAGTTGAGCCAGATAAGGCCCGCGTAGTGGCTTCCGTCTTTTCGAGGCTGTTCGCGGATTGGATCGCATCAACGCCGAATTGCAATATCTGTTGTGCGCCAAACGCAATGCCCAACGATCCAAGACTTTGGGTCAACCCATCGAAACTCTGCTTGAGGCCGCCCACGTTGCTTTGCACGCGCTCAAGTTGGGTAGCAGCGGCAATGGATTGGCGGGTTTGGCCTTCGACGGCGTCAAGGGCTTGGCGAAGTGTGTTCTGTGCGCCAGTGGCATCGCCCGAGGCCTGTTGGAGGCGTGCGACGGCTTGGGCGTATTGCAGCAGATCGCGCTCAGATCGGCTGGCGCTGGTGCCGCTGGCCCCGAGTGCTTGTGCGGTGCCCTCCACATCGCCACGCGCCTTGGCAGCGGTGCGGCTAATGGCCTCTAGCGCATCAGCGATCTTCGGATCAGGTGGTGGCAGGCTGGGGGCTTGGCGTGGTGCTTTGGCGAACTTCTCAAGTTGCGCGTTGGCATCAGCAAGCCCCGCGCTGAGTTTGCTCAGATCGGGGATAATTTCGGCCTTGAGTTGTCGGAGTTGAACGGCCATACCCTACTCTTTTAGTGACGTGCGCCACGCCTGTTCAGCGCTCTCATTCACCCAAATACGCCGTGCCCAGATGCGCCCTTGCTCAGTATCCCAATAATCGAGTCGATAACCGGGAAACATCCGGCTTAATTGGATATTTTCCCGCCAGTAGGGTGCATACCCGTCATTGCCCCTGAGTATAAGCCAAGCCGTTAAGGCATCGCGGCTGGCGGGGCGGGCGAAAAATCATCAAGGATCGCATTCAATACCGCCAGCCCAAACGCGGTATTTTCAATCTCACTCAACAAATCCACCCAGGCCGCGATATAGTCAGCGCGGGGCAAGGCGGGATCGGGCTGGAATAGTGAGCCGTCATCCTGCTCAACATCCCAACCCGCAAGCACATCGGCAAGCATGGCCTTGATCGGGCGCTCCTGCATACTCGCCACCCACGCCTTATTGATGCGGTGTGGGTAGTAGCTAAGGTTGACCGGCTCATCCTGCCAATAAAAGCGAATATTGGCAGGCGGCATGCTGTTGATTTTTGATAATCTCATAGCGCGGTTATCGCATTCTGCACAACGACCTGTACCGCTTGCCCCCACGTTGAGTCGTAGGCAATCTTGCCGCTGTACTCGCGGGCTAACAACTTCTGCTCGGCTTTCATCTCTTTCACATCGTCAATGATCAGACAGATCGTGACTTCGTAGTAGTACGTGAAGCCCGTTTCAATCGTCGCGCCTGCCGCATAGCCCCGAATGAACACTTTCTCGCCAATACGAGCGCTAGAGTAGAACTGTTCGCCCGCGTCGTCAGCGCCCACGATGAAGCTTACGGGCGCGGTGAGTTGATCCGTCACATATCCTGAGAACCCATCAACGGTCGTATCCATTCCGGCGAACACGTCCCAGCGCGCCCCAATCCCCCACTTGACGTTAAAGATCCGGTTGAACTTGTTAACCGTCAGCGCGGCGTCGGCTTGGGTGCGACCGTAGTACCAATCGAACTGGTTGCCCAGAATTGGCACCAGGGCCAGCGTGCTAATGTTTGCAGCGGGTGGCAGCGGGCTGAATGCGCCAGCAGGGCTTGTGCCGCCCGTCAGCGCCGTTCCCAGCACGGTCAACGCGGGTGCGGGGTTGGTCAAGTACGTGCCCGCCATCTGCACAAATTGGGTATTGCTGGGCAGCGCTGATCCTGAGAACGTGATGTCTCCTGAAGCAAAGCAGGGAATTGCCAGTACCGCCGTTTGTACCGTCGCAGCAGACGCATTGTAGGCAATCGGGGCCGTGCGACAGGAGGCCAGGCGCAACCGAAACGTGCCGCCGGTTGGTGTGCCGGATGTGGTCAACGTCTGCACATCGTTGGTTGCGGGCGATGCGCCGGATGTGGTATGCACAATCCCAACAGTTGGGGCCGTGCCACCCGTCAGTTGGTTGTCGTAGAGTTCTAACACCGCTTGCAGCCGGAAGGTTGTCTCGGTGCCTGAGAACGTGACGACCCACGCGCCCGCCGAGCCGGTGACGATCGCGCCACCTGATCCAATCGTGGCGAGCGCCTGGAGCGCGGTCTGTACGGCTGCGGTTGAGGCGTTGTAGGCGATGGCAGTAGTGACGGTTGGCTTCGCGGTTGAGTCAGTCAGCGTAGAAATCACATCAAACGTGCCGCCGGTTGGTGTGCCGCTGATCGTCAACCATTGCGCCAAGTTATCCCGAATGCGCCGCCCTAAGCCCGTTAGCCCCGACAGTTTCAGCCCATCGTTGCGGGTAAATTCGTGCTGAATACCTGAGAACAGGCCATAGTTGGCATTCTCAGATCGCACGGTGGTACCCGAAAGAATGGCGAACGTCTGCGGGGTATCTTCCGTCGCTTGGCTAATGGTGTATGTCCAGCGACGGGCAAGGGTTGCACCGGCGGGGGTTGTTACCGTAACCGACTTGAACGCCCCGGCGTAGGGGTAGATGATCTCGGTGTAGGTGCCCACGCCTTCGCCGGTTAGCGTGGTCGTTTCGTTGTTGGGCAGCGCCACGGTTTCAAACAGTTGCCCCGATCCTTTGGCGCTACTGAATGATGGCTTGGGAGCCATGGTGAATTTGAGCGATTGGAGTTCTTTGTAGCCAGAAGCCGTTAGCCCGGCCCCGGCGCTGCTCTCTGCGAGAATGAGGAACCGTTTCAGAACGGCAGACGCATCAGTACCCGGCATAACGATACTCCTTTAGGTGGCTTGGCTGATAATGCGAAACGTATAACCAAGATGGCGATACTGCACGCCATCAGTAAACTCGGCAAGGCGAAACGATTGTTCCCTGGTGCAACTCAGGATATTCCCGCCGCTGATACTCGCTTGCGCCCGATCTAACTGGTTGACAATCCGGCTAATGATCGGGTAGGCGCTGGTATAGCTTGGTGCGTTGACAACCGCCTTGATCAGCAACAGGCTATCCACCGCTGCGCTATGGTCGGTGGCGGTCAGAATGTCCCTTGGCGGGCTTTGGTGTTGCCAGATGACCAGCGGATAGGTAGCGCCTGCGGGTGCGAGTTCGGCATAGTAACGACTGGCAATCAGGCCCGTCAGCGTGCTATCGGCAGCGAACACGCCCGCCAACCACGCATCGATCAAGATGGTTTCAGCGCCTTCGTAGCTCATCCATCCACCAACTCATTCCAGGCGGTCGCTAGGGCGTCGTCTAATTCGCCGTCTATCACCTCAATGGCTGGCTCAAAGAATGGGCGGGCGGGCAGGCGGTTTGTGCCATAGTTCTGCGGCTCGGCATACGCTACGGCAATCGCAGCAGCAGCCGATCCGGGATCGCTCGGCCCAACATCGCCCAACAACTCCACATCAGGGTTGCGGCCCTTGGCGGCGCTTGCAGCCGCGCCATAGCCGCTCTGCTCGTTCGTGGTGGCATACGAGCTATTCGCCATGGCCCCGGTATCGAACTGCCCATTACTCAGCATATGCTCAGTGAAGAGGGCTGCGAGCTTGGCGGCTAATCGGTTGGCGGTCTGCTGTTGCTTGGCGGCGATTGTGGCCTGACTCAGTGCCCATGCGCCGCTGTCGGTGATCTCAATCCCGCTCATGTAATCACCTTGCCCACGACCTTGCGGATCGTCTCGTGCGGCCCCCACGTCAGCCAGCCGAGTACCTGTACCACGGTGGTGCCAATCGTAACCGTAGCTTGATTCGTGATGGTTGTCAGCGCGGGCAAAAACACCGCAACGACCTGTGACCCCGCCGCACGGCTGGCAATCGCCAATTCTTGCGGCGTCTGGCCCAAGGGCGCGAGTGTGCCCGTAGTAGTAGTAGTGGTTGGGCTGGCAATGGTTTGCCCGCCAAATCCATCAGCGGTTGCCGTGCCTGGTTCCGTAATCGTGGCTACGTCGCTCAGATAGGCGGTTTTGAGCGCCCGAACACTGGCCAGATCGGTGCTACTGAGAAAGCCACTCATCGGGTCGTCACATCGCTGCGCTTATACAGGCGCTTATCAGCAAAGTTGACCAGCCCACTCGGTTGATCGGCGCGTTCAACGTAATGGCTCACCACGCCCGCTTGGGTGCGAAAGCGGCTGGCCATATCGCGAGCTTGTTGATACTTCTGACTGCGCTTGTAGCTGCCCTCCACGCCCGTTACGTCAAACTCCAGCACATAGCGGCTGGCAATTCGCTCCCAGGCATCGCCCGCGGCTAAGTTGAGGTTATAGGCCGTGCCGCGTGCGGCGAGTGGTCGGTACTCGGTGCTTGGCGTGGTGAACACGCCGCGCTGATAATCGAGGGTATAGTCGGTGGTTTCGGTGAGAATCTGCGTTGAACCACTCAGATAGATTTGAACATTGCTATCCAGGTTGCCAATGCCAATACCAAAGCGCGTATACGTGGGCGCGTTCAGTATTTGCACGGCAACCTGAAACTCAAAGGCATGATCGGCTAAGAACGACTCGTAATCGTCGGTCGCAAACGTGGTGTCATTGGCGCACAGATCGGCCAAACGGCTTACGAGATCGCTGTTACTCATCATGCTCCTTACGGGTGCGTTAGTACGACATCAGCGCTATAGGTGATGGTCGGTGTTGATCCGGCTCCGGCAATCACCAACACGGCGCGCACATAGCGCTTCTCAGTGATGAACGGCAGAATGATCTCGCCTGCTTGTGCGGTGGTGCTCATCGTGATAATGGCGCTGGCCGCACTAGAAAGCGCGTAGAACGTGCTATTGTCGTCCGAATGCTCGACACTGAACGTGGCGCTATTACTTCCTGAGGCGTTGGTAACGGCGCTGTACAGGAAACGGGCATTCAGGCCACGGCGCGGAGTGCCGACTTTGAGATCGACGCCTGCGCCGTTGAACGAAGCGGTTTTGGTGGCTGACGCTTGGAGCGTCAGATTGGCATCAGCAGCCATGTCATGACCCTCCCTTAGCTATACTTCAGATCGTAGAGGCGGCCCAGCGAGCGGGTCGAGAGGTTCATTAGCCCGCCTGCCCAATCGACCAGGGTGCGGAATGTGGAACCGGCCTCAAGCTGTCCAATATTGGTGGCGAGTAACGGCTGCATCTGCCAACCGATAAAATGATCGTTTGCGTAGTTGACTGCATAAATTGAGGTCATGGTGCTTGACCCATCAAGGCCCGCTGCCGTCTCAGTGCTGGTGATGATGCGCGTGGTTTGATCGGCTTTCAGGCCCGGATCTTGCACCACGGCATTGCGGTACATGGTGAGTGTGCGGCCCATTTGATCGGTTGCCGTGCTGAACCCGCCCTGCCCTGAGAACTGGCGCGCCAAGCGATTCCAACGCCACTGCATCTGGTTGTTGGCGTACAGCACGACACCCGTCCCATCGGGGCTGTCAACACTCCATAGTAACTGATCTACGAACTCCAGGAATGCGCCGAAGGTTGCAGCGGTGGCCGATGCAGTCAACACGACGCCGCCCGCGTCGATCTTGTTCTCGGCGCGCACACCGAACTGTGTGCCGTTGTCGATACGCGCCCGAATGCCAACCGGAGCATTCGTGTCGGTGCCTGTGGCCGCGTTGTGGGCGTTGTTGATGAAGCGCCAGTTGAAGTCATAGGCCCATGCCTTGAGATAGGCGGAGAGCTGTGCTTCACGCGGATCGATGATTTGGTTTTGATCCATCAACAGGAACTTGTCCACATCCAAGAGGTTGCGGCTGATGTAGGCTTGTTCCTGATACGGGGTTGGGGTGCCGGATGTGACGACGCCCTCCGCGTTGATCTGACTCCAGTTGATCGTGGGAAGGTTGCCCTCCCACCGCACACCGTTCATGATCAGCGATTGCTTATTCACGAAGGGAATGTCACGCGCCAGGATGGAGCCGTTGTCAATCAGTGAGTTGGTGACAGCCGCAACCGGCACATCATTACTCATAATTGCATACTGCGCCATCGTCAGGGCGTTGGCAGAAATTGCCATGAGGTACTCCTATTTGAAAATGTCGCCAAGTTTCGGCATGTTCTTCGGATCAATCACCGTCTTTGCTTGGCGGGTCGAGGGCGGATTGATCGCGGGGTTGGTTGGCGTAAGTGGCTGCACACTTTGCGGCGTCTGCGCCTTGATCAGATCGAGCAACGTCTGGGCATCGGCTGTCAGTTCGGCAGGCGTGTCGCCGCGCAGTCGATCCGCAAGCACGAGCGGCAACCCAAGCTCACTGGCGATCTGCTGCTGGCGTTGGCGCGTTTCGTACTGCGCAACGAGCGCGGCGGCTTTTTGGGCGTCGGCTTGGGCCTGTTCGTATAGCGCCTTAAAGTTGCCTTGCTCTTCGGCCTGCTTTTTGGCCGCGTCGGCCTGCGCTTGCTCCTGGCTGCGCAGCGTCGTGCGGTATTTGGCGGCTTCGGATCGGGCGTCCTTGAGTTCCTTTTCCAATATGGCGAGACGTACCGATGGATCGTCGGTTACTACCTGAGTAATCGGCGGCGCTTCCTGAGCGGGTACGACGGGATCTGACATGGTGCAATTCCTTTGGATAAAACAAAAACCGCATGCACCACTCGCCAGGAGTGACACATGCGGTAGGTACACGAGTGTACGTTGCGCGATGGAGTATCTTCAGTTGTCTCTAGTATACGCTATCCGTCAATCCAGTGTGCGATCCACCGTCGTGATCAGCGTCTCAGCTTGCTTCGTCAGGCTGATCAGCAGGCGGCGGAGGTTCTGGAGGTCTAACTTCAATTGGCGCAACTGTAATTGTGGGTTGATTGGCGGATCGCATG